GTCTCACACCACACCGACTTCCTTGCCTGTCACCACTCTCATGAGTTTTAAACATGAGTTTATGGTAATGAAAGTCGATAAAGTCATGCGCTGGGCGCACAACCTCGTCACTCCAGTGATAGCTGAGCCCTGGACTTTTTACATCCAGATAACGCTCTTCACTACCGCCGGACATAATCACCCGGGATTTACTGCCCCCGGATGCAGACGTGGATTCAAGCCCGACCATGCACGCTACCCCCTCCATAAACTGGAGGTACAGAAAGGAGGTTTTGGGTTTATCATCCCAAACTCGAGCTTTAGCTCGGAACGTGGGAAAAGACCAGCATTGTAGGTCCTGGTTCCACTTCACAAGTCGCGCCTTTTGAGCGACATCAAAACCTGTGAATAAATGCCCTTCAAGGTCATCTGTTTGAGGACCGAGGAGTTCATCACGGATGAGGCCAGGCAAGCGAGTATATACAAAATCGCGAGCTTGACCGTAAGCCGAGGAATCGTCGTACGTCGAGTAGACGTCCAACGAATTTGCCAGGAAAATGAGGTCTTTTCGGGTCTTAATCTGCCTTTTGAGGTAGAAGGGCCTGACGGCCGTACCTTCGAAATAATCCTTTCCACAGGACTCACGGAAAGGTCCGGCGACGAATGTCTTTTCACTATTGGTCCTAAAGCCAGCGAATTGCAAAACCTCGCGAGCCATTGGATACCAGTAGTGTGGGACAACAATGTCGTCTCCAAACACTGACACGTACTGTAGATCACCACCGAAGTGTTCAACGGTGGTTGCCACGAGTGCGTAGAAAATCAGTGATTCAAGCTCGAAGGTGAATCCGTTCCCCATTGAGGAGAACTTAGCCCATCGATGAACGCTACCATCCTCGTTCTTCCCAAAGGGAGAGCGTAGATCGGATAGCAGCTGAAACCAATCTTCGGGGAGTAATTCCCGGACGAGCTCAATGCTTAAAGTGTCGCTAGCCATCTCTAAGTCCATCGTAGATGGGCGTTCGAAACAGGGCACGACATCAATACTCCCAAGTGCAGCCAATTGCTGGTTGCGATCTTGTGAGCGGAGATTGCACCCTGCGGCAGCAAGACGCTGCTTAAGGATGCCTCCAACACCGAGCTGAAGATAGATATTCATCAAAGGCTCGATTGCGATCGCACGATGAGTCTGTGCGGTCTTCGGCACGTATGTGACTTTATTGTAATTAGCTCCCACTAATGCCATTTGCACGATCTCTCGTGCTAGATCAGGTGTAGTGTTAACATCCATGGGGTTGATTCCATAGAAGTCGGCAACTAGTGACCGTGACCACAACTTATCCGCGAGGATAGCTGCTTCAGCATAGGGGTAACAACGGGCGCTTACTGAATAGCCCGCCATCCCCGACGCATACTTGAAGTACGCTGTCGAGAACGGTCGAGGACAGTTTAGCGTTCCGCCTGGACCATGCCTAGCGTGGTCGTAAACCTCATCGAGGTTCACGGATCCTAACCAGTTCTGGATTTTTAACCTGGCATTGTGAAATACGTTGCCAAGCCACCGATCGTGTTGTTTCAATCGGTACCAGCGCTTCGAATAGTAGGCGATACGCTTATTTGCAATCCTACACCGCTTTTCAGCGATTGCAGAACGCTCACGAGCTTTAGCCTCTGGATCTAAGCCGGTTACCTTCCCGAAAGGATACTTCTTCAGGAAAGACGCAACCAACGCATTACCCCAGTAAAGGGACGCCGAATCATACTGCAGTGGATCCGACATACGTTGGGACAACTCGAGGATACGGAGCACATCTTTGTTGCTCACAGCCGACATCACGTCGGTATAACGATCCCCAAGTGCCGTTTTCTGGTCCTTAGCTAACGTGGCTAAAACACCCCAAGGAATATAGGTGGTGTCCGCCGCGGAGAGCCGTTTGTGGTACTCTTCCGATAACCGAAGAGACAGGTATTGCGCCTGGCTTTTCATGTGAGTTCCCCTATCCCTTAAACCGGGATAACAGCAGGGGTCTTCACGAGGTCACTCAGAAGAGTGCCGTGTCCACCAAGCAAGGACGCGCGCAGCGCGAACGCTGTGCGATCCGAGCTCGACACCGGAACCGGAATCGATGTGTTCACCTCAACAATGCAGGTGTATACAACGTCGCTGACGGTAAAATACTCCACCAGCTTCATTGCGCCACGATCAACTCCGGGAAATGTCGAAGTGGGTTTTGGTGCCGTCCGTTTAAACGTCAGCTCAGCAGGCCTTCCCGATGCACCCGATTGGATGTAACGGAAGCTGTCCCCATAACTACCATGAGGAACGAAAAGAAATCCCGTTCCCGTCGGCGAGCCAAGGGCAGTAGCCAGTTGAATGTTTGAAGCCATATTCATTTCTCCAGAAAGGATTAAATACGCTTAATGGGGCTCAAATCCTGTTATGGGATTGGGCTGCTCCTACGAGCAATCCGAGAGCATCCATCAGCCGTTTTGGGTTGAGTTTTATGTCAACCGGTGGGTAAAAGAGGGATGGAATCCCGACGTTTCTGCGCTTGTGCTCCAGTTGAGCCTCATCAGTCCATCCGATGAGACCGCTGGAAACCCAATTCGCATTAGGCGTTTCGGACTCCAAACGACGAATACCATCAGCTTTTATGCTGATCGTCGAACCCTCAGCTAGTATTGAAACCCCCGCCTTTGGCGTAACAGCCTGGAGCCAGTCACCGACTCGTAAGAACCAGTCGACGACGAAGCTTAAGGGTACCAACTCCCATAACGAGAGCGGCATCTGCGTAAAACCAAAAGCGTTTAAGGACTCAAATTTCAAGTCCTGGGTGTACAGCACATAGGCGCGGCAAACCACCTCCCATTGGATCTTCTTTTGAAAGGTCCATGGTTCGGTGGGACCGCCGCTCGATGGATAAACAATCTCTGACTCGGTTGTCCAAGTCTGAGTATGTTTACCGCGAGCAGTTAGCCTAGGGGAAACATCATCATGAAGTTTCTCGTATGCTGCCAGATGACCTTGGACATCGTACACGAGTGGAGCCCATCCGTACCGGGTCTCTAACCAGCGCTGCAGGAAGATATCCTTAGCAGCACCAAGTCGTTTACCTTTCGGGATTCGAGCAACACCCTTTGACGTGTTTTTACCCAGCACAGCCAAAATAGCTTTTGCTGGTCTACCCTTTTTCATCATCGAAACAGCCGTGGCAAGTCTCGCGACTTGTTCAGCGACCAACTCGATGGTTTTGGGGAATTCCGCCAAAGTGACCATAGTAAGTGCACTCGGTGGGGCTATGTTAGCCTTCGCCGAAACTGCCGCATTATAGAGGCAGGCACTCACTTTTGAATAGTCAGCCTCGCTGAGATCGATCTTGAATGGACCCTTTTGCGAAAGTATGGCAATGTAATCGCCAATATACTCCGCGAAGTGCCCAGCCAGGTAACCGACCCCATCGATGCGAACCGTCCCGCTCTTATTCCGCAGAACAACTGCGGTTTTGGAATAGGGATTGTTGACTATTCGGCCTTGTGCGATGAATGTCTTAAACCCGGGAGTGACTACATCATCCATATGGATGGTGGTTCCTCGGACGAGCGTATTCGGGTATGTAAGATCACCCGAGTAAGGCCCATCCGCTGTTAGCCCTTCGTAATGAAGGGCACCCGGAACTAGGCCCCCCCATACTCGCTTTCGCGGGTAGGGAGGTTTAAAGTCACCCCCATCCGATTTTCTACGTCGGACGGTGGTCATTCTGTGCCTCCGTAGGAGAGGTACTCCTCGATTGTGTCAAGAAGTAACCCCCCTCCAGCTATCCCGTTAAGGACGCTACGAAGGTGGGCCGGAGAAGACTGCTCCGGTAACATTGAACAGTGTGGGCAAGGGGTGAGGTCGCAAACCTCCAAATCCATCAAGCCGCTCCTCATGAGTTGAACCCCATGAGGACACCAGACAAAACCCGTAGCTAACGGGAAGAATGGTGCACAATCTTCCTCTGCAAAGAGGTCGAGTTGTTTGGCTTTCAAGATACCCCCCTACTTAACAGTTCAATGTTAAGGTTAGCACCAGCGATGGTGCTAGCCCAGAAAGACCCC